ATAAAAAAATGGCCCCGGTTTCCCAGGGCCAATGGCAGGAAGATTATCTATTATGGCAATAGATAGCTGTAGTTAATGTAGCGACCGCTACGCAGATCCAAAAGTTACGCTGCGCTTTTATCTTTAGCCGCTTACGTTTTTCCTCTTCTGCGTATGTTGCTAATAATTTGTTCGCACTGTCTAATGAGTTCTGCGCTTGTGTTAGCTGTTCCTTCGATGTAAGCAGCTGATTCTTTAGCATTGCTAATTCCTGCTCCGACTTTATCAGCGTGTCCTGCAGCCGCTTCGATTCCTGCTGTTGCGTTACTGATATTTGTGCCAGCCTGTTCAAGTTGGTTTGTAATTGGTTCAGTTCCGCTTCCGTCACCTGGTACATCTTTTCCGTCCCGGAGGCCGACGCAGTAGCCTGCGCTGAAAACAACCAAAAGGAAAATAAACACAGCAAGAATAAGAGCAGCCATTTCTTTGTTGTTTGGTCCAATGTCAGAAACGTCATACATATTGCCTCCTATGATACCACATGCACGCACGGATCAATGCCCGCCGCCACACTCCTGCGCCAGTGCTGGCACAGCCAAAACACATCAGCGTTATACATACGGAAACAGCCTAACGTAGGCAATAATTCCTGGAACGGTTCCATAGCACGGCCATGCCCAAGATTACTGCCACCACCATGCAAAGCACGGCCCCTGCCATCAATGTTAAGATAGGCCCAACCATAGGCATCTGACAAGTCATCCTCGTCCGGCCAATCAATGTCCGTCCATACCGTCTCACGATATATACCATCCTCCGCGTTACCGTGCGCCTGTCCTGCTTCGTTTGTTCCGTCGTAGTAATCTGTACTCATGGGCAAGTCCGCAAAGACATTGTACTCCATATCCAGCAGGAATACCCGCTTTTTGGTTTTGTCTATCTGCACTTCCTTTAAGTAACTCATAGCTCACCTCTTATCAAACGGCGTAATGCGGAACGCAAGCATATAGCGGTCCACCTCTTTGTCCATCCATTTGAATTTCCATCCGACGTAATTATCCCAGCAATGATTTTTAAACGACGGGCGCTCATCCTTATAACAGAACGCGTAATCCGTCACATACCAGGTATAGCCGTCTGTTTCATCCGTCTTTACCATAACAACGTCCGCTGCGTTCACTTCTATACCGGTAACGTAATAAGAAAATCCGTATGCGTTATTCCGGTACAGCCACCACACCCGGCATACATACCGCTGGAAACGCTCCCACAAAGTAAAGTTTGGATCCAGCAGATCCACATACCCGCGATACTCACCGATAAGCTGCTCCGCTTCTTCCGGGCTGTGGTACCGATAGTGCCGGTTAAAATCGTATTCAGCAAAGCCCGGCACATGGTGTTCGTATACCATCCAGTCGATGTCTAAATGGTCGTCCCAGTTTTCCCACCATTTAAAGATACCGGGCAGGTTTCCCACGGCATCCGCAAACAGCAGGACAAACGGATTTGTCAGGTAACATACGATGTTAAACAGAACGTCAACAACGGCATATAATATCCATTTAACGTATTTCATGTTATTCCTCTGACGGCGTAGTGTTTTCCACGATCTGTTTCAGCAGTTCAATAATCTTCTCCAGCTGCGCGTCAATAGTGGTTAAGCTCTCATCATCCATATTTTTTTCTCCTTTCATTTAATAGTTTCTTTGCGCTTTTTAAGTAAGCCGCTAATCTCACCCGCCACCGAAACACCGGCAGCGTTTAAGTTCTCACAAATCGACAGGCCCTCTGTGCAGGCCAGTATCCCGCAGAATATTGTCAGCGCGTATTGTGGCACATGGCGCAGTCCTAAAACCCCGTCAATCGCAAACCCTGTCAGGATAATCAATGCGTAACAGATGGTCTTGGATGCGAACCCGTCCCGCAGCGAAAATGAATCAATGTAACGGAAGGCATGGGCCGTGTACAGATAGCGTATGTATGTCAGCAGACATCCGCGTTTCTTTGTTATCTCCGGTCCGTACATCGCCTTGTACAGCAATGACGCCTGATAGATACATGCCGTGAAAATGTCAATGATCTCCAGCAATATCAGCAGCCCGAACACGGAACCCAGGTCTAATATTGTGGAACCCACAGCAGACGCGGCTATCTTCTCCAGCCCTTTGTCTGTTACATGTTGCGCCGTTTTATGAAATTCGATTTTTTGAAAAACCTCTTTTATCGCATTCACTTCACTCCTCCGCAGGCATTCTTTAATAACCTTGCAAAATCTTGTTTTGTGACAAATGGCCTGTCACCGTGGGCAATCTTCCGGATCATATCGTCCGCCTTTACTACAGCCTTATCCTTTTTACCGGGCGGAAGCCTTGACAGCACTTCTCCTATAGCCTTTTCGTATTGCTCATACAGATAGGCTATTTCTTCCTGCAGCGCGTTTTGGTAATAATGGTCCCAATGACGTAACACATGGGCTTCCAGATCCGGCCTGTTCGGCAGGACCGTTTCCACCATATTTGCTGACACATCCACCATGCCGGGCCGGTACGGCGTCTCAATGTACGCCGTGTACATCCGCACGACTGCTTTACCTGTCGCCAGCCTTCTGACATAAATATTATCTTTGGGACGACTAAATACCGGCGTGCGCATCAGTAATCCCGGCCCGTAATCTCTTTGAACCGTTCTGCTGTGATCACGCCGTTCGCTACATCCTCACGCAGCAGGGCGACGACGGATTCCTTGTATTTGTCCGGGCAGTCATCAAACTTCTGCGTACCGGCAATCAGTCTGTTTCTCCAAATCTTTGCCATGTTTTATTCCTCCATAGACAATTCACACAGCGCATCTTCAATGCTGGCACGCCACATTTCTTCTTCACTCATTTCACTGAAAGTGAACCAGTACCGCTTATCCACCGACGCGCACTCAACGACCTGCGCATTCTTTAAAACCTTTTCACCTTCGCTGTCCGTAATTGTTACGACAGACAGATCCTCCGGGAATCCGGGATCTGCATCTGTTATGTAACAGCTTCCGTTTTTTTCAGCCACAATCACGTTTCCATTTTTAAATCTGATTATCGCTTCCATGTTGGCTCCTTTCCAAATAATTTTTTAAATAATGTTTTCATGTGAAACACTTGCTGCTTTGACATCAACCGTGCATACACTCGTCAAGATGTTTTCTGCGTTCGCGAAATTCTGCGACTTTAGCTTCTCCGGACGGGTATATGCTGTTGCCTAATTCAAACTCCGTCACAATTTTTCTCGCCATGTTTACGGTTACGTCCGTTTCCCGCTGTACAAAATCAGTGTAAAAATTTTCATTCTTGCGCCGCATGCTGGCCACTACATCCGCCTTGCGTTCAAAGTCAGTTACGCCGTTTTCAAACTTCTGTATCTTTAATTCCAGCCGTTCTTTGTCGTAACCGAAATCGTTAATTGCAAGTTCGGTTATCTTCGTCCGCAGCTGCCGCAGTTTGTGAGGCGTTTCAAAATCATGTTTTTTACGCCGGGATTGTGGTACTCCGCTCATGGTGAAAAACTCCTTTGTGCGCCGGGGATAAACCCCGGCGATATAAGATTATTTCTTGATGGCGAAAGCGGGGCGCACGCCATAAGAGTTCGACGCGCCGTGGCTGCTCGCGGCGCCGTCGTAGGTGACATGCGCAAAGGCCGTGGCTGACACGCCGTCCCGCAGCCACCAGTGCGCACGGTTACAGATATACTCCGGTGCATGCGCAAACAGCGGAAGCTGGCTCTTGTCAATGGTATAGCTTGCCGGCACATTGGTTCCGTTGACAACATTTGTAAAGATAATGCCGCCATATACCATCTGTTCGGTCATCAGCTCGAATTTACTGTCATACCACGCGCCTGCGGATTCATATCCGTTTGTCACAGCATTTTTCAGATATTCTCTGTGCTGAAGAATATGAGATGAACCGAACGCATTATTGATAGCAGTCTGCGCGGTCGATTTTCCGGTATTGCTGTTCGCGCCGGTGTAGTAGTTGCTGCCGATATACGCGCCGGTCGTCACGTTAGAATTGTTCATCTGACAAGTCGCCAGGTTACTGTCCGGCACAATAATAACGTGGTGCGTAGTGCATTCCGTATCACCCGTGTGCAGCCAATAGTCAAAGGCCGCAATGCGCCAGTTTACGCCGTTGATAATCCAGTAGTCACCAATAAACAGATCTTCAAACGTGCCTGCGTCAATGGCATCATACTGCTCATCCGTCACATGATCGCCCAGGTATTTGCCACGGAAAATACTGTTATGCGCGCCCGCGTTATTAAGGATAGGCAGGTAGGTAGTCGCAATCACATTGCCAGCGCTGTCATTGGTAGCGTTTGTAGCATTAGTAGCGTTTGTGGCACTGTCCGCATTGCCGGTCAGGTTACCGGTCACATTGCCGGTTATGGTCCCGGTCACGGCAACATCGCCGCTAAAGGCCGCATCTGTACCGTTCAGCGTGCCGGTCATCGTGCCACCGGCCAGCGGCAGAAATTCGCTAAATTCTTCTTCGGTTCCTAATGTTTTAACCGTCCATACCGCCGTGCCGTCAGTAACCGTGCTTCCAGATGTAACACCGGAAAAGTCCGGCTCTTCGCTGTCCGTGGTTCCGGCAGTCGTACATTTTAAAAAGTATTTTGCATTGATACCGCTGTGGAATGCAACGTCGTCAATGCGTAGGTAGTGCCGCGCTGCAGTGTATGTACAGGCGCTTTGTCGCCGTTGGCAATGTCCATCTTAATAAAAAAGCCTTTCGCCCAGCGTTTCAGTAATTTACCAACAAAGCCTTCATTATTGGCGCGTGGCACAACATTTTTTGTCGCCATGTTATTCATCCTTTCTATGCTGCGGGCATAATGTCTCCGTCAGCATCAATATCCCAGTACGCCGAAGTCGTAGGAGAAGCCAACGGCATCAAGTCTCCGTCCTCATCTTCTTCAAACGTCCGCAGCTGCACCGTCTGCGTAAGTCTCCAGTACGCCGGTTCCGTTTCCGGATCCTTGTTTGTGTTGGCCTGTAAGCACCGGTACACGTCGCCATTAGACACCATCACCGCGTCGCCTGGATTATACGTTTCCGACGGATCCCACAGGCCTACCTCTTTGGCAGCGGCGATATACCCTTCCACCTTTGCAAGATCTTCTTCCACCAGCGCCGCCTGGGAAGTCACGCTGTCCGCGGAATCTTTGGCAGTGTTCGCCGCATCGGCCGCGTTACCGGCAGCCGTCAGCGCGCTCGTTTCAGACTGCAGCGCGTTTGCTGCGGAAGCTGCAGCCTCGCCTGCAGAATTTTCCGCTGCGTTCTTTGCATCGACCGTCTGCCCATACACTGTATAGCATTCTGCCAGCACTTCTGAAGGTGCGTCCACACATTCAAAACCGCTTCCATCTGCCTTAATCTGTATAGCCTTCCCAGGTTCTGCCTGTATCGTCGCGTCAAATCCGTTTTCATAATCCGATACACGGACTTTTAGGCAACGGCTTAACGTGTTCGTAAAGTCCTGGATAAGCATTGTAAGTTTATCAAGGCCCAGCTCTATCACGTTAAACGGCCACTTGTCGCCCAGGTTTGCCGTCTGCGTCAGCGGCAGGCCGCGGTAAATAACAATCTTTTCGCCTACCTGTACTTCCGGCGGCTGGTCAGCTTCCGGCGGTTCCGATCCGGGCGCATAGCCGGGATAGTACACCGTGCTGTTGTCCTTGTCCACATAGAAGTCAGACGACAGCTGTTCTTCTGTTCCGTCAGACCGAATCAGCAGCACGTCAATGTCAGATGCTTCTATGATCCGGAAGGTAAACGGCCAGGCCTTGTTAGTTCCGTCGCCGTTATACACAACCTGGTTCACGTTAGTAATAACCATGATTGCACTCCTTTCTTTAAAATTAAAAGGGACGGCCATTTGACCGTCCCTGTTTCCTGTTACCATATTAGCACATAATCTGTATGTTTTATTATGATAATGAGTTATTTCTTTTTCTTCAGCTTCCTGTCAAAGATTGTCTTTGCAATGTACTCTCTTAAATCCGCCATGTTGTCAAACTGATAATCGTCTCCGATAAAACGCACCGTGTTAAAGATTGCGTCCGTTACAGTATCGCTCATGCCGGTTTTGGTATTGGCAGCGCGGGCCACGTCCCGGAATAAATCTATGGCGTCTATGCTGTCTTTGCCCTGGGTAAGTTTTGCCACGTCAGTAACAACCTTTTTGTAACGCTCCACCGTTCCGGAAAGAACACCAACGCCACGGCCGCCCATATAGGACGGCTTTTCAAAGATGGATTCATACAGGAAGTTTACACCTTCATTGATACCCGGGAAGCCTGCCATAGCATTGCCCAGGATGTTTTTGCGCATGCTTTTCAGCCGTTTTTCGTCGTCATCATCATCGCCGGTTCCGGCCAGTAAGTCCGGCACCTCACGCAGCAGTGTTTCCACCATAGCACCCAGCACAAAGTTAAACAGGATGGCCCGCACAAATCTGCCGTACCGCTGCACAAACGATTTTTTGACCGTTGTGTATTCCGGCAACCCGTCCTCATTCAGCACCGGATTTCCGTTTGCGTCCAGCTTCTCTATGCGCTCACTGCCTTTGTATTTGCCCTCATAGTATTTGCTCCATACCGCGTTCATCATGGTATTGGCAAAGGAGAAAAATGGCGTAATGAGTTTTACCATTTCCTTTTTGCTTCGCTGCACGGCGCTGCTGTCAACCGCCCGGCTGCTGCCAAATACTTTAGTCACGCGCCGGGTAGCTTCATAGTTTGCCGTTTCCCTGGCTTCTTCTTCGGACACGCCCTTTTCCAGTTCCACATTGTACGTTTCCATAAACTGCCAGCGGTAAAGCGGCAGCGACACCATCATATCCGTTTGTTCTATCAGCCAGTTAGCATATTTTCCCATCTGGTAGCGCAGATCTTCCGACCTGCCGCCGGTAGCCTTGTCAATGGCATTGCCGACAGCGTTATGGCGTTTCAGTATCTGTTCATTCTGCACGCTCAAATCCCGATCCATGTTGCTGGCCCGGTTCCGCATAAACACGCTAATGTCTAATATCTCGCGCCGGTTTTCTATCGGATGCCGGTAAAAATCCACCATGGCAGCCAGCGCATTTTTTGTGCCAATTTCCTGCGCCATATATACCACGTTGGCAGCGTTCAGCAGTGCTGTGCTTACACGGTATCCCATAATAGCTCCCACGGTTTTGCTCCGCAGACTGGCCGCAACACTTTCATACCAGCTGCGCGGCCTGATCGGCGGAGCCCAGCAATTCAGCACCCAGTCATTCATGGTTTTTACGGTACCGTCACCGCAGGTTTGTTTAATCATGCCCTGAATGGTTTTGTTATTGATAACTTTGTACGCATCCCGGACAGCCATCTTTGCATTGATTAAATGGATCTGCGCCGTGATATGGTTATTGGCCACATCCAGCGTCAGTTTCAGCGGTCCCTGGTTCAAGAACAGACTATCAGCACGTTGTTTTGTGGCGCTCATGCCGGTGCCAAACACACTCACGCCTCCCAGCGCTTTGGCTTCTTCCATCTGTTCAAACTCACTCTGCCTTGTGGACTTGCTGCTGTCTTTTACAATCGGATAATACCCACCGGCCAGCCGGATTACTTTGCCGTCCGGCAGATCTACGTCAAACGCATCTGCCTTCACACGGTCCAGCGGAACGCCCACGGATTTTTCCATAACTTCTGACACCGGCTTCGCAAACGTGTTGATATGGTCCCACATGGTCTGCACAAAGTTCCAGTCCTTTTCAGTAAGCGTGTTGCGCAGTATATCCATCAGCTGCGCCTGGCGTACCGCAAGTTCCGTTTCATTCTCGCAGTCAAACAGGCCCACCGTCAGACGCGCCCGGTTTGCTTCGTTGCCCCAGTTCAGCGCCATACAGATAAGGTTTTCTTTTGTTATATCTGCATCTGCGCCAATCTGCAGCTTAACTTTTTTACCGTCCGGACCGTCCACCATTACCGAATCATTCACCATGGCCCGCAGCTCTTCTTTGGTATAGTAACGCTCGTACAATCCTTTGACATGCTCCGTGGTTCCATCTTCTTTTTTGATATCATACCCGCGCATAAATCTGGCTTCCGCTTCCCTGGCTTTTTCTTCTGCTTCGGCAGCGTTAAACAATACCCGGTAAATGTATTTTACAAACGCGCCCTGCTTGCCGCCCAGCATGGACAGTAACACTTCCGGTTTTAACAGGTCGTTCATGTAGTCGCCTATCGCGCCTTTTACTTCGTTAATGCGCTGGTTCCCCACCTCATAATCCACATTGTTATGCCAGTCTGCTACACATTCGGCCACCACCGTATCCATGTCAACGTCCATGGTCAAAAGGCCTTTGTCATTGACAGCCAGGCGGTACAATATCCGCGTCAGCTTATAGAGTTCTTCCAATTCGCCCATGGTCAGCTGCTGGTAGTTCTTGCCCGGTTCGTCCTGTTCCGCTGCGGCGATCAGCCACGCCGGTACATCATCTTCAAACTGATGACTTGCCCGCAGCTCCGAAAGCAGCGCGGTAAATTCTTTGTAGTTTACCGGCGGCGTAGCATCGCCACTCCGCAGCCCAAAGATATACAGCAAGTGATTATGGAAATACCGCATATCCGCATTGGCTTTTACCTTCGGATCTGCCATGCGCTTGCCTCTGGCCATGAAGCCGTCCCGCTTACCGTTCAGCCACTTGTCAACTGTTTTCCGGTTTTTAATGGCCTGCGCAGTCATAGCATCAAAGACGGCCTGCTGTTGTTTGGCCTGGACAGAAGCGTTATAGTCTGTTTCTTCCCCACGCCGCTGCGCCCTGGCAATATTATCCCACGCCTTTTTAGCTTCGGCCAGCGCCTGCCTGTGCCAGTACCGTACATTGGTAGCCACGCTTACGGATTCTTCCGCCAGCCGGAATACCGCAGCAGACTGCAGCACTCTTGCATGGCCCAGCGTAGCGTCACGCACGCCGCGTATCCATTGCTGGTTCCGGACAGTCGCCTGCTTCAATTCGTCATACCGTTTGTTAAACTTCTCTATCAGTTTGTCCTGGGCTTCTTCCTGGCTTTCCATTTTCGCCAGGTAGCTTTCCAGCTCGTTGATAGTTTTAAATTCTTTTGCGCCCCAGCGCTCCGCATACTTTAATTTTTGTACAGCGCTCCGTACCGCCTCTGTTTCAAAATTAGTAATGGCCGCGTCCATATCGGTAAACGCCTTGCGAAGCCGTGCCGGGATGTTTTCATACTTCTTTTCCCGCGCCCGCATCAGCTCCGCTTCCAATTCAGACAGCCTGGTATTATAATCGCCGGACAGCAGAGCTTCTTCTGCCATGCTGTACAGCTGCGCTTTACCTGGCATAGCCGTAAGCATGTTTTCTTTGGCCTGCTTCACCACATTATCCAGCGCAGCAGTCATGCTTCCACCGGCAGCCGCCAGCGCATCCTTGTAATCCTGCTCACTGTCAAAACCGGTAATCTCCAGCGCGCTTTCCATGTCCGTACCGTCTGCCAATAACTTTTCACAGACAAAGCACGGCACGTTTTCAAACTCTGCCTGCGCAGCTGCTCTAACATCTTCCAGGCGCTTGTCAATGTCCTTCAGATTGTTTTCCCGGTACAGTTTCATTAACTCTTTCAGCAGTTTTTCTTTTGCCTGCTCTTTGGCTTCTGCCTGCCACCGGTCACGCGTGGCCTGCGCATCTTCCGTCAAAATATCCGGATCCAATTCTTTCAGCCGTGCGATACTGTTCGCCGCTTCCATGGCGTCAATCTCATCTTCGCTGGCCACCATCCGCGCCATGATCGCTTCTACTTCCGGCGTAGCACGGACACCGGCACCGATAACGTCATTGTAAATCTGTACCAGCCATTTTTTGAATTGCCGGAACGCGCGTTTCAGACCTTGCGCCGGGGCCTCGCCCGTCCGCAGATATTCTTCAAACGCCCTGGCAAAACGCTCCTGCGCCCACGCATTTTTCAGCGCTGTGGCCTTTGTGGTATCGCCTTTTGCTTCTGCATCCTTAATAGCCGCTTCACGCTGCAAAAACTCTGCCGCGCTGGCCGTGCCTTTGTACTCATCCGCCTGGCCCGGTTTGTACTGCGCCCACGCCATGATAGTTTGCAGGTCTTTGGCCTGCTGGCTGTTAGGATCTATTCCGGCGATCTCCTGCAGATCCAGCAGGAACATGTGCGCCATTTCATGTATGAACGTGGACTGGTCCGCCGTTTCAAACAGACGGATAAACCGCTGGCCGTCCTGCGTAAAGGATATAGCGCCTTTGGCTGTGCCTTGCTGCTGGTAATAAATATTTCCACTTTTCGGATCAAAACCAATGTTGCGGCCAGAAGCATCTTTGATTTGGTTAGGTTCAAACGCTACAGCCTCATCTCCGTATTTTGATTGAATAATGCCATCATAACCATCCTTTAATACTGCGCCTTTAAAATCAATGTCCTGTATAACCAAAGGCGTTCTTGGAAGCTCCATATAACCATCATAGATAACTTCTTTTAAATACAAATAGGTTTGATTCAGTTTGTTTCCCGCATCTTCTTTTGTGAGAAACTTTCTTTGGAAATTATAATACTTGTACGTCCGTTCATTACCTTCAGAATCAGTAAACTTTTCTTCTTGTAAATCAGCCAAAAGTAAGTATGTTTTTTCTCCAGTGTATTCGTCCGTGGTTTCTTCGACTTTAAACTCCGTGTTTTCCATTACGTCTTTGGCGGTCTTTGCAAAATCTTCAAAAGGTATTTTTTCAATAAACCCTTCTTCAGAGGCTTCTATATTTTGATTTTTTGCCAGTTCCGGGAATTTATCAACAAGATTTAATATAAAAGCCATCTCACCTGTTCCATAAAGATTACTATTGTATCCATTGTATGTTGTCATGTTTTCGTGAAAATCAAACGGATTACGCATATTTAAAAACGCGGCAATAATTCGTCTGTCATTATACATCCTGGCTTCATTTTCAGAAAACGCAAAGTAAAACCCTTTCCCAAACCAGCCAGCATCACCACTTGCAGCACCCAAATAGCTAATGTCAAATGTATCAAAGTCAGCTCCGGTTCCGTGGTAAAACACTTTCGGCTCGCCGTTTTCGTCTAACAGCTTTGACGCATTTTCTTTGTCCGTTTCCCAATTTCCAAACCATCTTTTGAATGATCTTGTTCTAACAGTTATCCACTGATCTTCAGTTAAATTTGATTTTTTCCCGTTTGGAGCCTTTAACCATTCATCAGTATTTTGATAACGCAAGCGCACCTCTGCTTTTTGGCGTTCAAGTATTTTGTTATTTCTTTCTGTTTCTTTTTGCAGATAAATGTTTTCTTTCTCCGGATCAAAGCCTACGTTACGGCCTGTGGCATCTTTTATCTGCGCAGGCTTAAAAGCTATGTAATGCGTAGTATCCGGCGACAAGTCCATGCCTCTAAATTTTTCGCTTACTGTTTCGTCTATAATACCGTCATAACCAAGTTCATCAATAACAATGCGCAGAATTTCATTGCCGGAAAGATTACCTTCCGCATCTTCCGGATACAAATTGTTAATCTGTTCTTTTAAAGCAGCTATCTCAATGCCGCCATTATAAATAGATTCCCATAACAAATTGGATAGCGCGCTGGTATCGTCCATTAGTTCATCATATTCTACCCGGTCAACAATAGAAGCGATCATATCAGACCATGCGTTTTCTACTGCTTCATTTTGTGCTTCATAAAACGCATCTTCGTCCTCGTAATCTTCTTCCTTTACTTCCTCGGCTTCTGCTTCGTCCTGTAAAATTGTAGTGCTTTCAACATACGCCGGGTATCTGATATTCAAGAAAACATTAAACAAATTGGACGCTGTAAATAGTTCTGCACGCGCCCGCCCTTCTGCTTCTTCATAGTCTATTTCTTCTTCACTTTCAATACGTTCAGCCAGCCGGGCAACCTTATTTTCAAAATCCGGGCCGCCACCTTCATAATTGTTTTTCACGTCGCGGCGGTTATTTGTGAAATAAAAACCGTTACCCATGTCAGATTCAATGCTTCCATAGCTCCGGTCAAACGTATCAAACTCCCCGGCAACTGTTCCATGATACACCACCAGCGGTTCACCGTTTTCATCCAGCACCTTTGAAGCATTGGCCGGATCGTTTTCCCAGTCGCCAAACCAGTTTTTAAATGCTGGCGTCCGGACAGTAATCCACTGGTCCTCTGTCAAGTTTGTTTCGCTGCCGTCAGGTGCTATCATCCAGCTGTCCGTGCCTTCATACTGCTTCCGGACTTCTTTTTTCTGCCTGGCAAACTCCGCAGGCGATACCTGGAACATCTGTGCCGCGTCCTGCATAGCAGCATCATAGATAGCGTTCACATCCAGTTTAAACCGGTCACGCGCAAAATCCGCTGCCGTGTATGGCTGCTGGCGTATACGGCTTATAACCTTTGCCATGTTGTCTGCATAGCGGGCCATGAGCAAAGCATTTAGTTTGCCCGCCTTCCGCACATTTTTGTTTTCGCTTTCGCCCATCATGGCAATAAGATTGTCATATACCCGCAGCGCATCTTTGGATAGCGCAGCCGTGGCCACCATCTCACCTGGATTCAAGTTACGCATACGGTCCTGGATAGCCAGCAGCGCATTGCGTTCTTCTTCCAACCGGTCAAGTGTTTCTGCTACCGGCGCAAAGTAAGCCCGCGTTTCGTCCGTGTTGTTCTGATAATCCATCAGGCCATACCGGTTATCCTGGCGTCCGCTGGCAATATCAATAGCCAGCCCGCGCAGTTCTTCTGCATTCGGTGCTCTGCCGTAATCCGCAAAATAATTTCGGTACCAGTCTGCGTTATTGCTCTGCTTCCGGTAAGTATCATCGCGGCCATCTTTGCCGCCTTCTATACGGATAATGTCAACGCCCTGCTTCATGCCGCTTTTCAGTTCCTGCAGCACCGGGCCGATGTATTCATCCATTTCCGCATTGACTGCATCCAACCGACGCTTAAATTCCTCCTGCGGATTATCATAGTTTGCTTCGATAATCTCACGGGCTAACTTCGCCTGTTCTGCGTCCGGGAACCGGGCAGCAATGATATTATCCACTGCAGCCTTGTACGTTTTGTCATTAAACTTCTGCAGGCTGTCCATCTGTTCTTTGGCAATCTTTATGGCATTGGTTTCCTGCGCAGACGTAAACGCATCCAGGCTGGTGGTAATATTATCCAGCAGTTTTTTGTGCTGTTCGTCTTTCAAATCCATCTGCATCAGCGTTGACGTTTTCACCTGCAGCATGCCGGAACCATCCATGCAGGCCCGCAGCTCATCGTCAGAAATATTATTTTGCTCCGCGATCTGGCGCACCATCTCCATGCCGTTTTCCTGCTGCGACAGATTTTTAATATCCACAAAACCATCTTCCATACCGGCGGCCCTGTTCTGCACGTCCAAAATGGTAGTCACCGTTTCCGGCGCCTTGTTTTCCAGTTCTTTGATATTGCCTTTGTTTTTCCATACGCCGGTCAGCACTTCGTTATAATGCGCATTCGCCATACGGCCCATAATGATTTTACTGTTTACCACGTTGCGCACGTTGCTCCGGAAGCCCAAAACGGCCCTGGTATTGGCAATCGGATTCATGCCCAAACCAATAAGGCCAAAGCCTCCAATAGCAGGCAACGCTTCCAACATCTGCCCGGTAGAAGCAGTCAGTATCTCATCAATACTGGCCGTGTCTGCGTCCTTGCCTTTTAACATGATTTGCGCCATGTTTTCCATGAGCATATCGCTGGCGCTCTGTGTAAATTCTTCAAACGCTTCCGCGCCCAAAGAAATGAAACCGGCCTTGCCAGCTTCCCGCAGTTTCAATGCCGCATAGTCACGCACACCGGCCTTTGCCGCTTCCAGCGTGGGGCTGGACTTAATAATCTCTGTCAAAGACTTGGCAGCGCTCCGGCCAAAGATAGCCTTGCCAATCTGATTCAGACTGTACTGTTCCAGCACCGCTTCCCCGTAGCCCTGGGCCAGCGCTAACCAGCTTGCCTGTTCCGGCGTATACATGGGCCGCCCCTGCGCATCGGTTTTGTTCACCAACTCTTCATACTGGCTCCCGGCGATCTGCTGCGCCATTATATAAGTGGACGCTGCATTCCTGGCAATTTCTCCTGCCTTTACGCCGCCCAGCCGTCCGGCAGCAAGGCCAGCCACAGCACCAGCGCCCTGTGACTTTAATATCATGGCCATGTTCTCCATGGCTCCGCCGATCATAGCGCCAGCCACGTTAGCGGCAGTATTGTAATTATATTTTGGCAGCGCGTTTAATTCGGCAGCGTATTCATCCAGCCGGGCCTGTTCTTCCGTTGTCGGCAGCCTGTTTTCTTTTCGTGCGTCATTCCATATTGCCGCCCGCCTGTCAGCTATCCAGCCGCGCCTTGCGCCCGCGTATACGCTTCCGGCAAACCGGGAAAAGGCATTGTCATATACTTCATTGATAGACCGGATACCATCAATGTTGCCCAGCGCCAAAGCTGCAGCAGCCGTGCCATATTTCTGCTGGACTTCGGCAAGGCCCGGCGTATCGGCGTAAATCTTGGCCATGTCAATATTGCCTTCGGCGTCCTGGTATTTTTTAAACTTGCCCAGGCGTTCCACACGATCCGCGGCCAATGCAGCCTTCTGATATAATTCCCGGTTATGTGCAAACGTGTTTCCGTCAATGTGCAGGATATTGGCAATGCGTTTTACTTCTTCGTTTTTCTTTTCTGCATTGTAAAAATAATTCTCATACAGTTTTGTATGCTCCAACTCTGTAGCATTGCTCATGGAATGAATAACTGACTTTATGCCACGCTCCCAGCCTTGCGGTGTAGCATAACTCCGGATCCGGTCAACAACCTGCTGGCGCTGTTCTTCGTTGCCAGTAATGAAAGGCATAGTCATGTCCATAATAGTGCCAACAGGCCCTGGCATTCCGGCAGCCGGGCCTGCGTTGCTGGCGTACTCTATTACATTGTCCAAAATCGGGTTATCATTCTGCGGCGCTTCCGGCATGTTCACCGGGGCCATAATGGGATTACCTGCCTCATCCGTGCCGGTTTGCGTCAGCTCCGGGCTGGCAGGCATAAGGTTTTCTTTATCGTTATATAAGTCATCACCAAAACTTTGCGGCCTGTTTAACGTGCCAAAGCTGTTATACATCGCCCGCATCTGATTATTGTCCATGTTATCACCCCGCATTGATAGCCTGTTCCACTGTCATATTCTGTTCAATGATACGCGCATACTGCACATCCGATACCGTTACCGTCCCGCCGTCTTTCAGCGTGATACGTTTGCCGCCGCCCGGATTTTCCGTCACATTCATAATGCCGTGTGCCGCAGCCGCAGCCAAGTTAGTTTTAACCGTGTTCGTGCCAAACAGTCTGCCGGGAACCTGATAGCTGATACTGTCAACCAGCGCTTCACGTCCCCACTCTGCCACCGTCGCCCGGTCCGGATCCTGTCCGCCATGCTGCGCACGGTATGCGTTAATATCATAGATCAGTTTCTGCTGGACGTTACCCCAGGCATAATTTTTATCCTTTTGTTTATAGTCTGCCATTACCACGTCTTTGATGCCGTCCCAGTCATACGCGAACTGTCCTTTCCCCTGGTTCTTTTTCTCCAGCACGTCCAGTGCTTTCTTTTTGTCCGCAGCAGTGAAACCGTTTTCTGGATTATCCATAAATTCAAGTATGGCCGTATCGCTTGCGCCGTTGTTCAGCATATTTGTAAGTTTATATTCCAGCAGCGGATCACTCTTGCCGCTTCCGCTTTTTGTCCCGCTGGAACCTCCGGCAACTTTGGCGTAACCGTTGGCCAACGTGGTAAGTTTACGGAACAGTTTAGGATCGTCACCGGCTTTTTGCAGCGCAGCCATCCGGTAAACTTCCGGATCCGTTATGCCGTTCTTATACATCTGGAAAAACTCATTTTCCGTATTCTCCAGCGCCTGCTTATCCCGCTGCGCTTCAAATTGTTTGTGCAGCGTCACTTCATGCGAATAGGCAGCAAACAGTTTCTTTCTATCTTCCGGCGTGGCAGCCTTGCCCTGCGGACGCGAAAAGCCTATCAGTTTATAGGCGTCCAGCTTAATAGGCGCAAATCCGCTGGTCCCGGACTGATACACCATGCCGCTTTTGGCATCGTAAATGCCTACATGGCTGGCGTCATTATCACCGGCGCTATCCCAGTACACAATGTCACCGTTACGCAGCTGGCTTCTGTCAGTAAACGTCCGGCCCGCCGCCTTCTGTTCTTCCCATGCCGTTGGCGCCCATGTGTTGATAGGTTTATACCCGCCTGCCATCAGCGCCGCATTGACGCCCTTTGTGCAGGTGTTACGTCCCCAGCCTTCGCCCCGGTCCGACATTCCTTTGAACCAGGCAACAGAAGATTCGGCGTTTCCATTCCCGCCAAAGTCTGCAGAATTGATATAGTTATAGGCCGCTTCCATATTATCACCAAACCGGCCAAACAACGATTTTGCGGTCACTTCCTGCATGGTAGACATACGGCTGGCGTACACATTTTTTGCGTAGCCGGTCAAAGTTTGCGGATTCATGCTGCGCCCGTACAATTCAATATACGCTTCGGCCCGGTCAATATCGCCCTGTGCATACGCCCGGTTAATAACCTGCGCGGCAATACTTCCGACCGCCTTACGTTCTGCTGCCTTAATTACTTCTGCGCCCTGCCCTGCCAGCCTGGCCCGCACAGACATGATCGCTTCTTTCATGTTTTCGTCCACCACATCAGGCATGGCGTAATTATCTGCTGCAGCCTGCGTGTTTAATTCCAGTGCGTTATTAAACGTAACATCCCGGTATGCTTCATACTGCTGTGCCTGGTGCCTGCGTACCAGTGTGAGGCGCTGCGTAGCGGAATTATCTGTCAGACGGTTAAACGTCATAGCACCTTTAGCAGACAAAAAGTTATATTTGCTGCCGACTTCCTGCCGGATCTTCCGTTCTGCCTCTTCAAATTTCTGTGCGATACCGTCCGCGCCCTGCATCTTGGTATTCATAAGGCCGTTATCTTCGTTATACAAAACATCGTTTAGGCGGTTTGTATATTCATTGGACGCAGCCTGGACGTTCACGGCGTCGATGTTCTCACTGACCTGGTTAATGGTGTTGGCCAGTCCCTGCAGCGCCTGCCCCTGCATCCGTCCAATATTAGCCGCTGCCTGCCCGGTATTCTCTGCCAGTTTGGCATAACTTAACATGGCCTGCGCAGCGCCTCCATCTCCCTGCGGCGCGACGTGCGCATTGTTTATTGTGGTTTTCTGTACCGTCGGAGTATATGTAGCTAATTTCATGTTTCCTCCTTATGTGTTGAAATACTGGCCATGTCCCCTGCCGGTTGACTTTTTCACCGACAGCGGGACGTTACCAACCCACGTTTGCGTGCCACCGGTTGAACTGCCGCCACTCTTCACGCCAAACATAGACGTAGCCCCGCCCAGCAGCGTGCCAAACATGGCCAGGTTTCCGGCGTTCTTGGCAGCGCTGGCCTGCTCCATATAGTTTTGCGCCTGCCGGTCCAGGTTCCGTCCCTGTATATCATAGTTTGCGCCCTGGGCGACCAATTCATTGCCCTGGTTCCGCAGGTTTACTTCCTGCACATAATTGTCATACGTCGCGTTACGCTGCCCGGTAAGCAGGTTTAAACTGTCGTTTTCCCATGCGTCCATTGTCGCATTATAAATATCCAGGCCGCTTCCCACGCCGCTCACGATACCGGAAGCACCAGCAGAGGCTCTTTGCTGCGCAACCACCAACCGGCGTTTATTGTCAAGCTGGCGCTGCTGGTCCGCATACTGTTCCGCGATCTGTTCACCCTTCCGGTTTTGGATCCGTGCATTCTGGTACTGCGTTTCTGCCTGCTGTCGTGCTATATCTGCCTGTATCCGTGCGGCTTCTGCCTGGTTTTTCGCAGACTGTGCCTGCGCTTCATAGGCCGCCGCCTGCGCTCGGCTCTGCTGGTATTGGCCGACCATCGAAAGCCCCGTTGTGAGGCCCGTCAAAGCTAATACTAAACTGCACATTATTGTTTCACCTCGCTTAATAAAAACGGTATAAACATTTCTCCATTAAACATTTCTCCACCCAGCAGCGTAGCGCCTAAATGTTTTATGTACCGCAGCGCCGGTTCATTCCCGGCCCATATCCAATTACACAGCGGCCCTACTTCTGCAATCCATCGTGTGCAAAACTGTTTGCCATAGTACACCAACGCCCGGTTATGCCGGTACGCTTTATTGGTTCCCAAAAACCACACCGTTGTTGCCGGGGTTCCTTGCACGGTACAATGTACGCCAACGCCGGTAATCGCCAACAGATTGTTTTCTTTGTCCCGCACCACATAACAGTATTTGCTGTTATCTATGCTTTCCCATATCGCACGGTCCGGCGCGTCCGTGCAAAGCAGGATCTCTTTCATGTCCGGTTTGCGCAGATCGTTTAACAGTTCATACACCAGCGGCATAGTGGCCGCCCGCACTCTTTTAAATTTAACCACCTGGACGCACCGCCCTTACCAATGAAGATATACTGAACGGGTACGGGTAAGACGTGGAAATGGTAACGCGGCCTTTATCGTTATAACCGCCCGCCGTGATATTCGGCACCGTCACCATCTTTTCTCCGCTGTACAGTTTTACCGTCTGATCCGAAAGTTCATCGAATTTAATAACATCCATCTGCCTTTCATCAATGCCAACACGCCCGGCAAGGGACCGCTCCAGGCGGAGGATCACTTCTGCTATCTTCTTTTTCCGGCCCTGCATGCTGCCGTCATTCAGTTGCATTTCAATGTTCGGCGTTTCAAACAGCGTTTTGTAGCGATAACCTATTACATAATTCTTGCAGGCCACCGGCAGCGTTACTTCTCCGTTTTCGTCTGCTGTCAGTCCCATGATATGCTCACCATCCGCCAGCACGTCCACTTCCTGATCTGCCAGCCATGCCGCTGTGATAGTGTCACTCTTTGGCGTGTTCGTTCCTTTTTTCGCGCAGTCCAACATGACGTAATCGTTAGGCACATCACTGTGCGCATAGTCTGCCAGCCGCTCCAGGTAGTTTGTGCCGTCCCGGTTCACAACAAAATAGACGTCCTCTTCATCCGGCGTGTCCACAGTTTCCACCGCCACAAAGGTTCCGTTGGTAATCATGCGGGACCAGGCATACACCTTCTGTTCGTTTATGTACGTCAGGCACGCTATCGTGCCGTCCGCCAACACAAAGAACATCATGTAATCCGGTTCCTGTTTATATGCTGCGTCCACAATGTGCGTGTCCAGTGTGATATGCTTTGCCAGGATAGACAGATCCATGCCGTCATAGCTGTCAATGGTGTAGTTATACTGCAAATCGCGTACCGTCTTTCCGTGGCGCTGTACATAAATCATCTGGCCGCCAATCATTTCCGGTATCACGTCTGTGCAGCCTCGGCTTGTCTGTACCTGCGGAGCAATTTCTTTCGGCGTAACCGTCGTGCGCCCGGATATGATCCATTCATTCCCTTCCGTCAGCACAATTAAATCGGCCTGGGCCATCAGATGCAATATGCGGAAATCCCGCCGGGAAATGAACGATACCGCAATAGCGCTGTCGTCCAGTACTTCCCCGTCGGCCTTTTCCACACCAAAGTTATAATAATCCCCGGTCCGGCTCATCCATACCATGAATGGCTGCCGGTTATTGGCCGCAAAGCACAGCCTGTCCTGGAAAAATGTTACGCAGGAAGGATACCCATACGCAGAACACCAGCTGCCGAATGCCCAGTCATTAGAAGCGCTTGTGTTGGCAAACCGTTCATCCGTCTTTGCAGTAACATGCGTGCTGTCCGTATAGGCAGTTATCCTGGCCGTGCCGCTGCTGGTGTATGGCAGCCGCGTAAGATCTGCAGAGAATGTGCCGCTGTCAATACTGGCGTTTATACGGATATATGTTTTTTCATCAAACGTGCCGGATTCCGTTACGTTGAAATCGTCTTTGGACGAATAGCTGCGCAGCGTTTTCCAGTTTGCATTGTCCGACGAATACTCCACGGAAAATGTGCCGGTCCATGTTCCATGTGAAATGATTTTCCAACCGGCAGGGCCTGCCTCTAATGATCCGCTTGTGCCGGACGTGGTACGCGTCACCGTGGCCGCTGCTATGTTCTGATTCAGCTGTACCCAGTTCCCCACCTGACCGGACGTAAACGCAGCCGCGCTGGCCGTCAGTGTCACTGTGCCGGATACGGCGGACGGCGTAATCGTTACCCCGTCAACCATTGTGGTAGCGTCAAAGTAACCCGGATACGGGATATACTCTGTTAGTGTCCAGCTGGTATCACTGTACCGCGTCAGCTCCTGCACCGGATGACTTCCGGAAGCAATAAACATCACGTCTGCGCTTTGCGCAAAACGCAGCTTGTGCAGTTCTGTGCCAGCAAACGGCGTTGACAGCGTGGCCTTTTTCACACCGTCATACCACACGTTTAAATAATTGTTGCCAAACTCCAGCAGGTAACTTTTGTCAGCGTCAACAGCAAACTCCTGCAGCTTGATTTTGCCGCTGGCAAGGTCCGCAATATGCAGTGTCCCCGGCCTGCGGTATGCGCTGCCGTATGGCCGGATAAACGCATTCCGGGCCTGCAGCAGCGCGCTGGCGTATTTATCCAGGTCAACACGGCTGGCCACGTCCGGAGAAATCTCACCGGCAGCAAACGACGGCTGCAGCATGTACAATCTTCCGTCTGCCATACGCTCACCACCTTGCGCGGAAATACTTGCTTGGATAATCCGGCACCCGGTTCCGCTCACCCATCGCTGTAAACTTTGCTTCCTGCAGCAGCTGTGCGCCCATGCCCTGCATCTGCTGCGCTAATGCTTCGCTTCCGGTCAACGGTACGGCAATAGCACCGGCCAGGTAATAGGACAAAGCCTGCGCAAAATCTGCCTGGAACAAGTCTGCATCCTTTACGTCGTATGTATATTCCAAGTATGCGTCTTTGTAATTACATACTAATGCTTTCGTGTTATCGTTTAACAATACCTGGTCTAAATTGCCCGGAAAGTTTTTCCACAGGATGCACCAGGTATTATCTTCGTTGTATATCTTCCGGGCCATTACGCAGTCATTCGGATAGGCGTATGTATATTTCCAGCCCGGCGTCTTTGTGTTAATCTCCGCCAGTTTCACGTATTTTTTGGCAAAGCTCCATGTATAGGCCCGCAGCAACACGCGGCGCTGCAGGTCATAATGCAGCTTGCAGGTGCGCGCGGCCTCTGTGTTTTCATCCAAACTGGCTATCTGCTCACGTCCAATGTGATTCAGTGCCAGGTTACAAATGTCAGTTATATTCATGCGTCTGCCCCCGCTTTTAAAAAAGGGACGGAGAAACTCCGCCCCTTAAATCAATTTCTACTTATCACGCAATGTCCGCGTCGGCAACAAGGCCTGCGGTAACAACGGCGTCGCCGGTCATGCTTGCAGAACCCTGCAGTTTCAGCCGGAAATACTTCAGCGCGCCAACCGGTACGCGCACGGCGATAACTTCGCCCTGGGAGCCTGTAGCAACAGTCTGTGCGAACAGATCTACCACGCCGGAACCGAAGCCAACGGCATCACAAGTCTGCAGCGTAACAGTCAGATTGCCGCCTGCAGAAGCTGCACCGGTAATCAGGACCACCAGCCACGGCGCCTCATAGGCATTGCCGCCGCCGGTGTTTTCCACTACGTTGTCAGAATAAGCAGCGGTAGTGCCGTAAGTAGTGATTGCTTTTTTGTCCAGGAACAAATTGCCAGCATCAAAAATCATGGTGTTTATCCTCCTTCCGTATCAGGTAAACTGGGATTCATTGTTGACCATGGAATCCATGCGGACAACTTTCATGCCGTCGAATTTCAGAACGGTGATGCCGTTGGACAGGGTTTCCATAGTTACATAGCTGTTGTTCTTATCCATCAGGAACAGCTTCAGCGCAGTGTACAGCGCGACGCTTACATACATTACGCAGCGTTCCGGATGCCGCATACGGTCATGCGCAGTGATAAACGCATTCAGCAGGGCCAGCTTCTGCGCAGCAGTGCCGGTCGTGAACAGGCTCGGCAGGATGTTGCGCACAGCACCTGCGCCGCGGTAGTCACGGCAAGTCAGGCCGCATTTCCATTTGAACAGAGAAACCATAGCTTCAAACGGTTTGCCGTTTGCGTCATATACAGTTTTCTGTCCCAAATCTTCATGCACCAGGCCTGCGGTAGCTTCGCGCGGATAAATTCCAGTGGTAGCACGGTCGCCCCACTCTACCAGGAATGCGGAAGTCATGCTGTTAGCGGTAGTGCCGCCAGCGTCAACGGTGGTATAGCCCTGCTGGGTAGGATCGGTCACGCCCATAATGCGGTGACGAATGTCCAGGCCGTTAAAGGTGTCCGGATCCAGTTCAGTGTTGCCATACATAACCATTTTGGCAACCTTCTGGCCGAATGCTTCAATAAAGCCTTTGTCCTCGGACCGGCGGAATGCTTCCTTATCCGGAGCCAGCGCCAGCAGTTCGGTATCCACTTCGCTGCGGGATTCCAGCACTACGCTGGTATCCACAATCTGTTTCGTGCTGGACTTATCCGGAGTAATACCACGGTTGATATAACGAACAGCCGGATCCGGCAGCTTCGCGCGCAGCGTGGTTTTATTACCGGTAAGCAGGTTACCTTCCATCCAGGTCATGTCATCCAGGATGGGATTACTCAATGCCAGGACTTCAATGATTTCATCAATATAGCCCTGCGGGTTCATGCGTTTTCTGTAGTCGTTCAAAGTCAGTGCGTTTGCACCTACAGTTGCCATGTGTTTTCACTCTCCTTTTTTAAAAATTAAATTTACATTTTGCTATTGGGATACCAGGTCTTTGCCTGCTGCGGCTGACCATTCCCATTAACATTGACCATGCCAGGATCCTCACGGACCTTTAACCCGAACATTTCAAATGCCCGGATCACTTCAATGCGGTTACCGGCTCCCGTCTCGTTTAATGCTTTCCGGATGCCGGGTACAACCTTTTCTACCGCCTCAATACCAGCGCCCGCTGCGGACATAACCTTTTCAAAGTTTGCCCCCAGCTCCGCTTTCGCGGCTTCTCCCCAACGTGCGACTTCGGCATTGTACTGATTCTGTACAGCTTCAGCTATCTGCTGGCCGTATTTAAAACCAAACTGCGCCATTTTGTTTGCCTGTTCGTTGGTAAGATTCATCCCTCTCGCAATATCGGAAAAATCTTTTGTCAGCGCGGCGTCAATCTCCATCCCTTCCGGAATAGATGCTTTAAAATCATACTGATCCGGCGCACCTTGCGCCGCCGGTTGCGGCTGTGGATTCTGTTGCTGTGCGTTGGCACCATTTCCGCCCAGCATAGTATCTGTTGCCGGAACTCCGTTTTGCTGCTGTGCATTGTTGTCTGCACTCGGCTGCACATTCGTGTTATCGTTGGCAGCGTTTTCAATATCAGCCATGTTTTGCCTCCTTTTGTTCGGCCATCTCCAGCGCCCGTTCTTCAAACTCCATCAGCTCTTCCTGTGCGGAATGCAGCAGCTTGATTCCTTCCACGCCTAACAGCCTTTTAATGTTTTGGTATATATCCACTGCCACGGATCTGCGCCCTTCGTTGTAGAACGTGGCAGAGTTACCCGTAAACGCGCTTGTCGTCAGCCCTTCGTTTTTCATCAGCCGGGCCACAAACCAGCGCCCTTCGTCATTAGAAAGCAGCGCTTTTAATGCGGCTTTGTCTTTATCTGCAATGGCAATGCGTACCCACTTCTGTTTATCATCGCCGTCATAGTTGCTCATGTACCGTTTGCCCATCATACAGCACCACTCATTCCTAACCAGTCAGCCAGCGCCGGGTTTCCGTCGTTTGCCGCTTCGGTAGCGTTCTTTGCCGCCTGTGTAATATCCGGCAGCGCCTGGGCCATCTGCATGGCCTGCTGTTCCTGCTGGGCCTGCTGCATAGCTTTCTGATCCTGCTGGATCATCTGCTGCACTTCCTCTTCAGGCCGCCGCATCTTGGCAGGTGCGCCCAACAGATCCATGTATTTTGCCACAGTCCCCAACGGATCCACCGTCTTGATAGCGTCCGGCCACATCTGCGCCATCTGCGCCACAAATGCAATGGACTGTTCGATGTTCACAAGGCCGCTCATCTTCTGCGCCTGGGCCAGCGGACTGATGTAAACTATCTTTACGTCCTCTTCCGCAACCAGCTCCGCAATGTCCGGCGGTATCGGCGGGAATATGCCGCCCCGGTCCAAGATGTTGTATACCCGCTCCAGTATCGGCGTCAGGTATTCTTCCTGCAGCCGTTCTACTACCGGCCCCAGCTGCTGCAGCTTTTCCTGCTGGCGCTCCACAATCTCCCGCGCCGTCATCTGCCCGGTAGTAATGCTGTCCAGCATAAGGAATAAGTCTGCACTGTATGCCCGCTTGATAGCATCTTCCGTCCGGATAATCTCTTCTGCCAGGTGCGGCAAATCCAGCGCCACATTGAACAGCGGATCCACCCGGCTCTGCGGTCCTGGCGTTTTGGTTACGCCGCCCGGTATCAGGTTTATGCCTTCGGCCATCACGTCTGCCGACGCAACCAGCGGAGGCTTTACGCTCAATTCAACCGCGGTAAGATAATCGCGTTTCATTACCTGCAGCATTTTGGAATCGCCCAGCGCGTACCATCCGGGGCCGTAGCCATACGGATTATTGGCGTTCACCATGTACCGGCCCGTTGGAACGGGGAACTCTTCAAAGCCGCCGACGTACAGCCAGTCATTAGGCCCGCTGCCGTCTATCCAGTACATGCTTATGTACGGCATGTTCAAGTTTCCGATACGTCCCGGCACGGCTTGCGCATTCGGCTGGATAAGCCACCACACATAACGCGTCACGTTATCCGGCACGCTCCCGCCTGCCAGGCGCTGCTTTTCATTCAGCGGCAGCGCGTCCACGCCAAACGTATCAATGATCTGCTGCAGCTTCATAGGATACCGCCTGCAGAAAGTGTTTACTTTTCCGTCGCCGCCGACGTCAATGTAATAAGTCCCTACGCTTTGCGCTTGAAACCGCACGCCCTTTTTGGTATCCGGCAGCACCGATAACGGAGCCTGGCCAAACGGCAATTCAAAATAGCTGCTGTGAATCGCGTTATAGAAATTGCTCTGCGACAGGATGCTTTGCATTATCTCCTGCCGCTCATCCAGCACCCGCCCGGCCTGTACGTTTTCATTCAATGCGCTATCGCTGAACTCAAACTTGAACCATTGCCGGGACGGTGGCGTAAGCCCTGACATGATACCCGCTGCAAAGATCTGTGCGCTTGCCCATGCCACGCCCTGCGCAATGTGCAGGTCACGGCGTCTGCCGGGATAACTGTCATCGCCGGTGCGTTTAAAGTCGCCCACAAACGGCAGCTGGTAGTCGCGTATCTCTATCCACTGATCTTCCCAGCGCAACCGGTCCTGGCGTAACTGCTGCACACGCTGCAGCACCTTCTGTTTATCAGGCCAAAAGTCTTTTCTGACTTCCGCGTCTGCCGGCCTCATATTGCCCGCCGGCTGGGCCAGCAAAGTGTCCATCATAGTATTACCCCAGCGTCGATTTCTTACCGTCCTGCGCAGTGTCAGTCAGTACGTTTCTGTCCGCTGCAACGCGCGTTGCGGAATAGCCTCTGCGTTTTCTTTGTTTCTCATTCTCTGCTGCCGTGCGTTCATTGGCAGCGCCTGCGTCTGTCGGATTTACTACTGCCTGCGGCGTCGGATCCGGCGTTTTTTCTACAACCGGCTTTTCAATCGGCTTTTCAACTTCGACTACCTGCGGTTTAGAACTGCTTAAACACATTTTGTTTACCACCTTTCCGTCAGAATAATTTGTAATCAGTGTTTGCCGTCTGGACGTTCTTATGTCCTTCCGGTTTATTGATAGGCACCGCAAACGTCAGAGCCAGGCTGTCTGCCTTGTCCGGGCTGCGTCCCGTCAATTCTTTTATTTCATCCTTCGGCTGCAGTATAATCTTGCCTGCGGATGTAAACTTGTACTCCGTAACTGTAAGCTCCGTTTTTAAATCCGGATCGTCCGGAATACACCCGCCATGCTGCAGCCATTCCAGCGTTTTAAAATATATTTCGGCGCGGATATTTGCATAGCGCGTATTGTCTATGGCCGCCCCGCCGAAATTGATTTCAAACACATTCGGTATGCCCATCTGCCGCAAACGGTCAACCACTCCGGCTCCCAGGCCGCCCGCGTCTATCACTACGGCGTCCGGTTTAAGCTGCCAATACATGCTTGCAACCATGCTGGCTATCGTCATAGTGTCCAGCTTCTGCACGCTGGTTTGCTTGTCGCACCACAACCCTTTGCGGTATGTAAAGATGGTCTTATCATCACCAAAACGGGCCACGTCCACAGCCAGCACGGATACAGCGCCCTGCATCTGATCTTCCGTAATCTTCCGGGCAGCTGCTTCCGTCACAACGTCAATCGGTATTACTACGTTGGACGCGCTGGCCGTAAAGTCACACAGCAGCTCCTGGCGGATCTCAATATCGGTCATTTCTTTTTTCATGTCCGCTATCTGCTGATCCGTCAGCACCTTTGTTTCGTCCACTCTGTAGCGGCAGACAAAATACCGGTCATCCTTTTGCGCCTTTAAGTAACGGTCATAGAATTGATTTTGTCCTTTCGGCGTCCCTATAAAATACGCAAATCCGTTGCGGTCCGTAAGAGCCGGAACAATAATCTCACCGTATACGTTTTGCTTTACCTGCGCGTATTCATCCAGCACGCATCCGTCCAGGTAAATGCCGCGCAGCCGGTCCGGTTTGTCTGCGCCGACGATCATTATTTTTGCGCCGGGACTGTTCGGATACAGTGACGGAAATTCCACAAACAGATCCGATTCATTCACCTTCACGCCCGGTATCGCTTTGGCATAGAACTTTAAATACTCCCAGGCTATCAGCTTCGCCTGGTTCCGGAACGGCCCCAGGTAGCAGTATTGTGGCGCGCGCTGTTTATTCTCCAGCGCTTTTTTTATCAGCTCATTGATACAGCCGACGGATTTACCAAAACGCCGATGGCACACCAGCACAGCCCGGTTTTTCTTTTCCAACGCCGGATGTATCACGTCCCGCCATATTGGCCGCGGATAGTACGGGATAACAATTTCACTCATGGCCGCCCGCCTTCTCATCCGGACTGTTCATCCAGCGGATCTCCAACGGCCCGCCGCCGGTTCCGGATACCTCCACCTTTTGCCCCGGGTCCTCGCCCAGCGCTTTCATAAGCAGCTCATAGGCCCGGATATTATGCTTGGCCATACGAATCAGGTTTTCATTCATCTGCCGCCGGTCATCTTCGGAACACTGTTCCTTCAGCAGCTCACGCAGCGGTTTGATAGCGGCCTTCGCTTCGCCGGATTTTTTATTAGCTTTCCGTGCTGTTTCCGTGTCAAAGCCGCCCCTGCCACTGTATGCTTTTTTTAAATTTTCCCTGCTTTTAGGACTGCTCCCCCGTGGCATTTATCTCACTCCAATGCAAACCGTGTTCCCGTATGATATCCCAAAATTCCTCCACGTCATGCGGCACGATATAAAACTTAATCTGCTCCCCGCTGTAATCTATTCCCACGTGATGAAGTTCATGCCTGATCAGGATCGCCAGCTGGTTCTCCGTAAAGTCAATCACGTGCGGCTCATACACCACAATGAAAAAGTCATACGGGCAGCACCAGGAATATTTTTTATCTACCTTGCAGCACTCCGCGAAGATAATTCTGTGGTCCTTTTTCTTCGGTTCGTTGCTGGCCAGGTAGGCGATCCGTACGCCGGATTTCTTTAGCTCTGCAAATTCATCCAGCGTGCGCAATAATCTGTATGCTATTGTCCTGTACTTCCGGCTATGTTCCATATCATCACCTGGCGGGCGCAGCGGGCACCGGCAGGAGGTCCAACCGGCTGGCGGAATTGCCCGCTTAAACGCCCAATATAAAAGGGACCGGCTTGTGGGCCAGTCCCTTGTAATAACACTATAACACAGTTTTTATAGTTTTTATTATGATAATGAGAATGGACTTAAAAAATCAGGTTTAACCGCGCTGCAATCAGGGCTGCGCACAAAATAAATTCTTTCCGGTACGCAAAATATGTCGGATCTGATATGTGACATTTTATACAGGTACGCTGCCACGATTCCCGGTTCCCATACCGCCGCAGCATTGCCTTGCCAACATTGGTGCCGGTGTACTCTTTCCATGTCTGGTCCACAACACGCAGCCACGCTTCCGGATTGTTGTATCCCATCACGCAAGGAATCTCCGCCACGATCTCCACAGCTTCCTTGCCCGTCGGGTCCGCACTGTTCTCCGCGTCAGCCCGGCGCGCCTGGCGTAACTCTGCTACGGCCTGCTGTAATTTTTGCGCGTCAAAGAACAGCTTATCCAAAAACTTTTTCTGCTGCGCATTAAGGACTGCCAAAATATAACCTCACCAAAACCATCTGATAATTAAAACTACCGCTGCCCAAAATCCAGCCAGGCTTATCACGATTAAAATAACGTCAATGTTCATGTTTCTCCTTTAGCCACTTTTCCCAATCCATGCGGTCATATTGGTCATATAAATCACTATATGGAATGTTATCCAGAAACGCTGCTTTTTCTTCCGTTGGCAGACCGCAGAACCATTCTTCGTTAGTTTGCTCCTGCGGTTCGTCTACTTGCATATTGTTCCATTCTCTTATAGCATCAATTCTGTTGTTTGCATTTAACGGAATTTCGTTTCCACAATCTCCGCAAATCGCATACCAATGTTGTCCAGTGTAATAACCTTGTCTATAATCTAAAAATACTTCTCCGCCACATTTGCAAGTATTCATTTGTTATTCACACTCTCCATTCAACCATTCTGCAAAAGGTCTTGCTCCAAGATATGTATTGTCATCATCAACACACCACGGAGCGACAACCTTGTATATTTTTCCGTCTAATACTTGCGTTTCATTGGTATCGTGACTACCAAAAGGACATTCAACATTCCCACCATCTCGGCAGATACCACATCTTATTGATACCTTTTTAAAAAATTTTTGCAGTTCCTCGTCTGTCATACTTCTGATTCTATCTCCATTGGTCATTTGTTATTCACTCTCCCACCATTCCATACCACCACGTTTGATAATCTCAATCAATCTGTACCAATCATTAATACGCAACTCCTTAAAGCCAAATTTAAAGTGCCTGTGCTTCTTCCATTGCGTAAGATAATACAAAAAACATTGTTTCTTACGTTTGTGTGGCATTGTTATTCACTCTCCTGCTTTAACCACCATCTTGTACTTCCCATTGTCCAACTCTTTGCCTACATCGTTTAGGCTGTCTTTTGCTCCACACCAATAACACACTGATTCTGTCATTTTGTTACCTCACAACTTAAATCCATCTTTACTCCGCAATGTGGACAATACTGCAACATACACATCTTTTTGTAATGCTTTTTACTGCACATTGGCATATCGTATGCAGTGCTACCACATTCTGAACAAATCCATTTAAAACTTTTCGGTCTTGTGTTTTCTGCTATCCAATGCGGTTTGTCTGTCATTCTGCCACCTCACCCAACCACTTATTCCAACACCATTTAATCGCCGCAAATACAATTTCCGTATCTTTGCAACGGCACATTTCCACATCATCGAGTAAAATTACATATTCGCCATCTTTGTATTGCACTCTTATTACCTCTTGCATTTATACTCCTTTGTTTTTATTGCGTAAAATATCAATATTTTCTTTTGCTAACATCAGCTCCGTTGTTATATCCCCACCCATTTCGTAAGGAATGATGTTAGCAAATTGGCATGATAACCCATCGCCTACCTTTTCGGCAAAAATACAAATTCTACATGTTCTGCCATTGCAATAATCAAACAGCGTTCTTGCCGCCCTGTACGCTTCACTATGCGTTATTTGTTCTCTATCTGTCATGATATTATCACCTCACACTCCCTCTACTCAAATAAACTTATTTTGATTCCTTGTTTCCAATCTTCCCTTTTAAATCGTTCTTCAATTTCAGCAACACTGTAATCTGCCCTATATTGATTCCAAGAACGATTATCCATTTGTTTTAGTTTTTCCCATAACGCAGGATACTTGTGGTAAAGTACACGCAACTCGTCAAGTGATTTAAAAGGACAACACCAACAACTTACCCTTTTTAAATCTCGGTAAAGTCCCCCCCAAGTGAATCCGTGTTCGTAACAGTAGGACAGTGCTTCCGCTTCTGTAATGTGCCAATCAAACAAAGGGTGTCTTTCGTGCTTTTGTATTTTTTCATGCCGTTTTGGTTCATCGTATGCTATGCCGATATAGGATATATGGTTTTTTCCTTTTGTGTACTTTTTCTGAACATCTTGTTTGTGGTAGATTGTACACCATCGTACAAGCATGGTTGCCCAACCATTCCCTTTTTGTCCTATTCTTTTGCCTTTTGTTTTTACATAGTCAAACATCATGTGTTCATAAGTGTATTCCGCTTTTAACCTTGTAATTGGTCTGCCAATATATTGTTCCACCTTGTCAATGTGTTCGTACATCTGTGGAAATTCCATACCTGTGTCGCAGAAGATGATTTCATCGACTTGCATACCACGTTCCAACATCATCAGAAGCATACAAGTGCTATCTTTGCCACCACTGAACTGTACTATGTGTTTCATGGTATCTCCACCTTGCACCGCAGCCATTGCCGCCCAAACTTCCAGCACTCATCCTCGCTGGCCATGAAAATGTCCAGCTTGTCCCGGTAATTCCCGCCGAACCTATCCGTCACCGTCAGGATCCGCCCGTCCGGCAGCGTAACTTTTGCGCCAAACGGCAAATGATCCGCCGCGGCCATACCGACCTGGGGCCATACCCCGGAGGCCGTACGGTTCCCGGTGTGACAGTAGGCGCTGCAATTCAGCGTCTGATAGAACACGGCCAGCAAAATTAAGTATCGCATTTTCTCTCCCACCTTTTCAGATCATGTATGCCTTTGACGTCCACCCGCCACAGCACAATCTTCATTACATCCTGCCGGCGCTGCAACTTGTCAAATTCTTCCTCCGCCTGGTGCAGGCCCACCTGCGTCATCCAGTATTCTTTCGTTTCCACCTTCCGGCTCGGTCCGGATCCGGACGTGATCACCAGCTTGTACATGGCCGCCTCCTAAATGCTGACGAAAATAAAGTGGTCCATAAACTCGGACTTCCGAACCAGCAGCTGCGTGGTGGACTTCTCCGTCGCCCTTTGCAGTGGTATCAGCAAATGGTCATCGTCAAACCCTCCGTTATTCCCGTCATCCCTGTAATTGGTCAGCGTCCAGATCTCGTCCCGCTTGGCCACGTCGTAGTCTTTAATACACTTGAATTTCATAAATACCTCCTGTTACAGTCACACAAAATCATGCCACCGTCCTTCTCATACACACCCTGCCCATGACAATGCGGGCAGCCCGGGCTGTACTCCGGTATATACGCCCGCCACTTGTCCTTCAAAAAATTCTGTGGCATGGCTATGTACTTCGGCTCTGTTTTTTCCTTTTTGCACTGGCTGGCATATTTACGCGCAGCCATTACAAGATCGCCCGGCGCAGCTCCACCGGCAACAGCCACCACCCAGGCCGTCTGCACGTCACGCAGCGCGCCCTGCTTCCGCGGATATTCCGACCGGAACAGATTGAATGCAGCCGGACTTTCCAAAAGATATAAATCCATTCCATCCAACGACTTCTTTTGTTCTGGTTCAGCAGATTGTTGTGCGTTCCCCACATTGTCAGAGTTAGAGTTATCCACAGGCTGTTGTGGATAAGTTGCTATATCCTTGTTACTTGTACTCTGTATATTGGATGGTATATCCTTATCACAATCACAATCACAATCACAATCACAATCTGCTTTTTTTGGTTTTGTTTGGTTTTCTGAAAAACCATTTGCTTTTTTTGGTTTTGTTTGGTTTTCTTCTTTTTTTGGTCTTCCGCCCATTTTCCCGGATTCCCGGCGCGCTTCCACAACTTCCTGGTATCTCTGTTTGTTGTGATCCACTTTTATTTTTATGTTCGTTTTCCATGTGATATCTAAAAGTTTATCATCCGAAAAATCAGGGGATTCGTCTCTCCGTTCATAAGCGTAAATTGCACGTATCAGACGTCCTGCCTGTTCAATAGACAAATACTCAAATACCGCTTCAAAATCATACGGAAGCACTAACGATGATTTTTCTTTTTTTGCCATTGCTCCCGCCTCCTAAAATAACGTCCGTAAAGACGTCAGGTATGGTTTAATATCGTCCACGCTCCGGGCCAGTATATACGTCCCGCCGTGCGCCTTGCATATTCTTTCAAACTCCACCTGGTATGCAGACTGCACACCCTTTGGCGTCTTAATTTCTATGTACAACGTGTTACCGTTTTTAAGCGCCGTCAGATCCGGGAACCCCTTCCTGCACATCGGCCCTTGCTGATGGTACGTCACGTCCCAACCGTCCAGCTTTAATATCTCCGTCACGGCACGCCGGATCAGTGTTTCCGGCTGTGTCTTTTTTGCGTAGCCCTGCTGTAATATCCTTGTCATACCTGACTCCTTAATCACGAATAGCCGGGACTGCTTGTGCAGCCCCGGCATCACTGTTATTCAAAGGGCACCAGCGGCGGCACTTCCTGATACTGTTCCACCGGCACTTCCTGCGCTGGCATTTCCGCTGCAGTCTGTTCCGGGATGGCTGCCGGTTCTTCCTGCGGCATATCAATGGTCATTTCATCGTCCACATTATTGCTGGCAATATCCTGGGCGATCTGTACCGTCTGCGCATCCGCGCGCTGGTAGTCAATGCTCATCAAACCCCACTTGGAAATCAGTCTGCGCAGCACAGTTTTGCAGGCCATAGCGTCATAGTTATCAATCCAAATCTGCGGACGGCCTTTGCTGCCTTTGCGGAATTTCTGTTCGTGCGCATTGATGGCGCCCACGCTCATGTATATTTTCTTTTCAAATCCGTTGATCAACCGGAAGTAACCCAGGTATCCGATAACCGGCAGCTTGCTCCGCTCTTCTTCGTCCTGGATCCATTCCACTTCCACATCCTCTGTCAGCCGGTCAAAATTCTTCAGCTCACCTTCCCGCACGTCAACCACATTCAGCTTTTCATACGCGCCGGTACGGTTCGCCAGCTGGATCATACCCCGGTAGCCCAAAATAAACTGTGCTTCACGCTTGCCGGTTTTGCTGTTCCAGAACGGTACAACGTATGCAAACCCCAGCGCCTTGTCAATGGGCAGGTTATACGCTGCGGCCTTCAGAGCGCTTTGCAATACCGTCAGCGGCGCATTAAAGAACGCTTCTTTCAAATACGCATCTTCATTCACCATGCTCACAATGGATCCCATGAAAGACGGCATACGCTTGCCAAGCAGTTCTTCAAACCGGGATCTCAGCTTTTCTGTGTCCAGCATACTCTGTAACAATCCAGCTACCGTCTGTTTGGCAGCTGCCTGTACCGGCGCAGTCTGCTGCGGCGCTTCCACGATTGCTTTCTTTGCGTTTACCTTTGCCATAATTATTGCCTCCTATACTTTTACCAAATTCTAAACGTCCGTGTTTCCTTTCCAACTTTTTTATACTTTTCATACACTGCAGGCATATCCTTTTTTAATGCCTTGCTGTCCAACGTCACACGTCCGGCAGTCGTTTTCCAGGTAACTTTAGTCCCGTCAATCTTTGCTTCTTCCGTGTCGCCCATCAGCTCCATAATGTGCTGTTTTACAGCTTCGGTCTGCTTCTCCAGCTCCGTTTTCTGTTTTGCCAGCATCCTGTATGCTGTTATAGCCTGTACCGCTTCCGGCTGCGTCATCTCCAGCGTTTCTGTTTTACCGCCCGGATACTTTGCGTTCAATACGTCCCTGGCGCTGTCGCTGCCATCCGGCGGCGGCGGGATTAAATCTGTCACCTGCTGCCAGAAGTTTTTACCCGCTTCTATCAGCTGGTCAATCTGCTCCTGGTTCCGTTCCACCACGGCCCAGCGTGCATCGTTACCGCCAATCAGCACGGCGATATACCAACGGTCATAACCGGTAACAGCCATGTACCACTGGCACTGCAGGTAGTACATATCCGGTATTTCGTCCTCGCCCCAGTATTTCGCCTGGTCAACACCAGCCGTCTTGATTTCCAGCCCGGCCTTTTCGCCGATCACTTCCCGGTCTACGCTGGCCAGCATCCACGGATACTGGCAGCTGCGCATCATGCCGCGTCGGCGTACCTGCTTGCCGGTTTCTTCTTCAAACCAGTCAGCGATATTTGCCTCGTTCTTCTGCCCCCAATACACGCGCTGGTTCTTGGACAGATCTTCCGGCTTTTTCTGCCCGGTCTTTTCGGCCCACAAAGCCAGCTTGCTTTTCCAGGGATTCACGCCCATGATCACTGCTGCGTCACTTCCGCCCAGACCGCTGTTGCGTAACTCCAGCCACGCTTCCCGGTCTTTCATCTGCTCTACCGTCATTACTAATTCAGCCATTTTATTTTGCCTCCTAAATTCCAAACAGCTCATGCAGCTGCGCCGATAAATCGCTTGCTTTAGCTACAATTTTTAATGCCGCGTCCAGTTTTTCCCGCAGCGTTTGCACTTCTTCTTCCAACTTTCTAAACTCTTCATCACGCTCAAACGTAAACAGGTTCGTCATTTCTTCTGCAGGTTTTTCGGCCTCCGGTTTGGGCGCATCCTTGCCGCTTAAATAATCCGGCGTAATATCCAGATCATATAAAAGATTTTCAAACTTTAGCGGATCAATTCCGCACACGCCAGCTTCAAAATTTTTGTACGTTGATTGCCTTATCTTTAAATCCTCGGCAGCGTCACGCTCTGACCTTCCCAATGCTTCACGCCGTGCCTTAATCCGCTGTAAATATTTAGGTCCAATTTCAATGTTGGGTAACATCTTGCCATTGAAATAAAATAGTTGTGAATAGCTGCTCTGCAAGCCGCGGCAGATTTTCAACAGAAAGATTAATGTTATGCGCTGCGGATTACCGGCCATCTTCGACAGCTCCGCATGACCGATACCGGATGCCTGGCACACTTCGGTTTTGTTCATGCCCAGCATCTTCATCCTATACAAAATATTTTCTGCCAGCTTGTCTTTAAGTGTTTTCATTACTTGCCTCCTTTACATATTCATACCAATGTTGCCGGATTATCGTGCCATCCACGGCCTCTTCTGTTTTGTTCATGGCCACAATAATTGCGTCCTGTTCTGTTGTGGCTTCTACTTCCAGCTCCAGCCGGATCGTCACGCCGACTTTGTATTTCATGGTTCCTCCAGGACACGGCCTGCACTTGTGATAGATTTTTACTTCTTCTGCTTGCTGCGCCTGGTTTACATTCTGCAGGCCGTGTGATATAATTAATTAACAACTATTTTTTCTGCCGTTGACAGCCCCAAATGTCAGCGGTCTTTTTTTATTCCGCACTCCACGCCCATGGTCACGGCCTGTAAATGCTTACAATAAAAGCATTCACCGTTCCCGCTGCGGCTCTGGTGCTTTTGCTGTGATTTCTTCCGGCATGAGTAAAACTTCAGACAGTTCTCACAGTAATACTCATCCTCGCAGTAACCGTTGGATGCCGGACAGTGAATCACCTTGGCCATCAATATCACCTCCCTATGTACTCACCCGTGATAGCCCAGCACAGCATTTCCATAACAACTATTATCATCAGTCCTGCAGCTGCTCCGGCCACCACATCTTCTGCATTGATTTTCCACATCACTTTTCCACCCGCATAAAATCGTACTTGTGGTAATCCACACATTTGATGCCTTCTTCTTTCAGCACTTTTTCGATACTCTCTACATCCAGCATGTCGCCTTCCTGGATGCAGTTTTCAAAAATCAGGCTGAACCGGTCAAGAAACCGTTTTGTCCGTTCTTCGCCAAAACCAAACTCATCATGCAGCGCAGCTGCTGACATTACGATACAGTCATTAACCGTGGCCAGCACCATCCGCCAGCCTGCAGCAATGGCATCTTCTTTCTTTGGTTTGTTGGGCCGCACACCCCGGCGATGCCTGCGCGTCAGCATCACAACCACCCGGCCAGTTTCAGAAACATTACAATGGCAGCGCCCCAAACTGCACACGCAAACAGATCCGAATTGTCAATCAGATCTACCAGCTTATCAAAGAACATAATGAAATATGCGTAGCTGTAATAATATACTTTTTTCATTCTTTTACACCACCTTTTTATGGTTCCGGCAGATTATACTTTTTACGGTTTTCATAACGTGGACACCAGCGCGGATGTCCTGGCGGTTTTTCACGCCAAAATGTTTTTATGTTTTTCATCCCTACCAGCTGCATCTGACTGTGGCAATAGTACAAAGACTTTGGCGGCAGCTGCAGCGTATCGCAGTATGGACAGTCCCTGCACCGTATCACGTTGCACCTCCCCCCTGGGCCGCCAGCATAACCTTTGCCAACCGGCCCTGTAATTCAGCTACCAGCTCTTCCAGTTCTTTAATACGATTATCCTTTTGTCTGCGTTCCCAGGCTGTCAGTCCCTGCGCGTCCTTGCCCAAAGTTTCCAGCTGCGTTACTTCGACTATGCTGTACCGTGCGCCCGGAAGGTCCGGCAGCCGGTGTAACCTGCCGTCGTGTTCCATGTTACGGATACTGCCCGGCGAACAGTCCCAGCGCTTTGCTAACGCTTCTGCACTAATTGCCATCTGCATTATCTTTCTCCTTATCTGCCAGCACGGCCTTACCATTACGCAGCATATAATAGGTATCTGCTTTAATGCGCTTGCCATCTACTTTAAAACTCTTGACCGCTACAAGGTGCCATTCGTAGTTTTCTTCTTTCCACTCTGACAACACGATCCAGCAACCCAGCGCGCCTTTTGCTTTACCTTCGATACCCAGCGAACAGGCCACAGATTCTTTTCCTTCCACACTGGCTGCGCTCATGTCCCCGGTGTTCGTGGCTGCGCTCCTGTCCCCGGTGTTCGTGGCTGCGCTCCTGTACCCGGTGTTCGTGGCTGCGCTCCTGTCCCCGGTGTTCGTGGCTGCGCGCCAGTGCGCAGTGTTCGT